TTTCCTATCTTGAAAAGAACAATATCAAAACGGTCATCCATCTTGGAGATATCACTGATAGGCGCAAGTTTATCAATTACGTTATTCTTAATCGCTTCAAAAATGATTTTATATTTAGGTTAAAAAGGATGGGAATTGATTTCCATGTCATAATAGGAAACCATGATGTCCCATTTAGAAATACAAATGAAATAAACAGCATGGCTGAGTTGTTTGGAAGTGATGAAGGTGTATCGTTTCCAAAGTATTATAGCAGACCTACAACAGTTGATTTTGATGGAACAGATATATGTTTTATGCCTTGGATCAATAATTCAAACTATACTGAAGCTATGCAACATATTCAAAGTACAAGAGCTCAAATCTTATTAGGACATTTAGAGGTAGCAGGATTTCATATGAATAAATCAATGATAAATGATCATGGATTACAACCTAAAGTATTTGAAAACTTTGAATTGGTTTGTAGTGGTCANTTTCATACTAAGTCTNATCGTGGTAATATTCATTACTTAGGAACTCCTTATGAAATAACTTGGAGTGATCATAATGATCCAAAAGGGTTCCATATCTTAGATACAGAGACAAGAGAATTAGAGCGAGTAGTTAATCCACATAATATGTTTCATAAAATATTTTATAACGATAAAGATACAACATTAGAAGAATTAACTAATAGAGACTTTGATGCATATCAAGGTACATATGTAAAAGTTATTACTATTCATAAAGAGAATCCATATTGGTTTGATATGTTTTTAGATAAAGTATACAAAGCTAATCCAACAGATATTAGTATTGTAGACGATCATAAAAACATTCACGAATTGAAAGAAGATGATATTATTAACGAAGCTGAAGATACTATGACTATATTACACAAGTATGTTGACAACTTAGAAAACATGAATGTTGATAAAAAGAAGTTGACCTCACTGCTAGATTCATTGTATACTCAAGCATTGCATACTGAAGTTTAAGGAGAGGTTATAATTTGTTAGTATTTGAAAAAGTACGTTGGAAGAATATACTTTCAACTGGAAATGTTTTTACTGAAGTTCAATTAAACAGATCACCAAATACATTAATAGTAGGCGATAATGGATCAGGTAAAAGTACAATACTAGATGCATTATGTTATGTATTATTCAGTAGACCATTTAGAAAAGTTACAAAGAAACAATTAGTAAATAGTGTTAATCAAAAAGGTGCTAGTATAGAAGTTGAGTTTTCTGTTGGTACTAAAAAATATAAAGTTATCAGAAGTATAAAGACATATGGATCCCAACCATTTGAAATATATGTTGATGGTAATTTAATTAATCAAACTGGAGACAGTAAAGATTATCAAGAGATGTTGGAAACTACTATTCTTAAACTGAACTTTAAATCATTTACTCAAATAGTTATTCTTGGAAATAGTAATTTCATTCCATTTATGCAATTAAGTGGTCCACAAAGAAGAGAGATTATTGAAGACTTGTTGGATATAAAAATATTTTCTGCAATGAATACTTTATTAAAAGATCAAGTAAATGAGAATAAAACAAAGTTGACAGAAATAAAATATCATATAGAGTTNATCAAAGATAAAATAAGTATTCAAAAGAAGTTCATTGATGAAGTAAAACAAACTAATACAGATAAAGTAGACTCTAATAATGCAGAGATTGAAAAGTCAAAAGCAACAATATTAAATGCACAAAAGAAGATAGAGAACTTAGATGGACAGATAAAAGAATTATTAGAAAGTACAAAAGAACAAAATCCATTACAAAATAAACTTGGTAAGATTACAGCAATGGAAGAAAGTTTAGAACGTAAGATAAAAACTTTAAAAAAAGATATAGAGTTTTACGACAAGCATGATGAGTGTCCTACTTGTAATCAAACCATTACAGAAGAAATAAAATCAACTAATAAGAATCAAAAGAATAAAAAGATTGTAGAAGTACAAGAAGCTCTAAAAGAGCTNGAGATTAAGTATCAAGAAACTAATAAGAAAGTAGAACACGTACTTAACATATCAAAGTTAGTAACAAGTAAACAAACAGAACATTCTACAGAGAGTGCAAATATATCAGCTTTGAATAATTATATTGGAAAGCTGAATGATGAGAATACTAATCTATCTACAGACAGACAAGATATAGGAAAAGAAAATCAGAAGTTAGCTAATCTAACTAAACAAATGACTGATGGTAGAATACAACAAGAAACTCTAACTAAAGAAAAAAGTCTATATGAAGTAGCATCTATGATGTTAAAAGATCAAGGAATTAAAACAAAGATTATAAAACAATATGTTCCAATTATTAATAAGTTAGTAAACAAGTACTTGGCACAGATGGACTTCTTTGTTAATTTTGAATTAGATGAAAACTTTGTTGAAGTAATTAAGTCAAGACACAGAGATGAATTTACATATGATAGTTTTAGTGAAGGTGAAAAAATGAGAATAGATCTTGCATTATTATTCACTTGGAGAACTATAGCAAGAATGAAGAATAGTACAAATACAAATTTATTAATTATGGATGAAGTATTTGATGCAAGTTTAGATGTAAGTGGTTGTGAAGAGTTCTTAAAACTTATCCATGAGATGGGTGGGGATCAAAACTGTTTTGTTATTACGCATAAAGGTGATCTATTACAAGATAAGTTCTTCTCAAGTATTAGATTTGAAAAGCATAAGAACTTTTCAAGGATAGCAGCATGAGTTTAACATATCAAATTAGAGGTGGTTTAGGAACACAATTACTAAATTTAATATCAGCTTATGGTGATGCATATGCACATAAAAAAGATATTGAAAAAGTTGTATTAAATTTTGGAAATTATCCAAAAGGCTTACGAGAAATCAACATAAACTTTATAAGTAAAGTAATCAGTACACCAATTATAATTGAATCAAAAGATGGAACACAAAAGTTTCCTATCTTTAAAGAGAAGCGAATAAAAAAAGTAAAAAAGTTTATTGATAGAATAAGAGAGGCAATGCCTATCAAGCATCATAATATTGATCCAGCTGGTAGAGCTATAATGCATGTTAGACAATTAGATAGACCATTAGTATCTGCTAAAGTATATGAAAAAGAATTATCACATATACCAAAGTCAATGGTAATTGGTGATGATCCAAAAGTATTAAACGATCTTGTAGAAGGACAATTAAATGATACAATTCATAGTCCACATAATAATGATAGTGTGAAAGAATGGCTCATGGTTCACAGTAGTAATAATGTAGTTGGAGGATTTAGTAGTTATATATTATCTGCTGCATTATTGAATCCAAATTTAAATTATATGATGTTTAATAAAAATTATTGTAATGAAGGATTATTAACACAAAACGACTGGAATTGTCTTGACTTATTTACACAGTTGTTTGATAATATAAGTTGGGTAGATGATTAAAATATATTCAAAAATAGATTCAAAAGTTCTTTGTCATATGGTTGTGAGAAAAGAAGATATAGTTAAAGAGAGGGAAGATATAATTCCTGAAGATAACTTCTTACAATTATCAACTTTAAATATGCCAGCTGGTAAAACATTTAGGCCACACAAACATATTTGGAAAGATGGAGTTAGTCCTGTTATAGCTCAAGAAAGTTGGGTTGTGATAGAAGGAAAGGTACAAGTAAACTTTTTTGATACAGATGGAAAGTCATTAGAGTCACACTTACTTTATCCTGGAGATAGTTCAATCACATTACAAGGTGGACATACTTATTATAGTATGGTTGGAAATACGATAGTATATGAATACAAAACTGGACCATATAAAGGTCAAAAATTAGATAAGGTATTTTTAGATGAGTTATAAAAGTTGGCCACTAGGACAACTACCTCCTGAGTTTCAAAGACCGGAGTTAGATCAAGTAAAAGAATTGGGATATGATTGGAAAGATCCAAGAGATGTAGTTACAATGTTTGAAGAAAAGGTAGCTAAGTTTGCAGGAGCAAAGTATGGAGTAGCAACTGATTGTTGTTCACATGGATTGTTCTTAGCATTAAAATGGTATAAAGATAAAATGAAAATGATAACAAGTCATATTCATATTCCAAGTTATACTTATTGTAGTGTACCTATGCAAATTAAACATGCTGGATTTCAACCAGTGTTTGAAGACACTCAATGGACTGGCATGTATCAGTTAAAACCATTTGATATTTGGGATGGTGCTGTAAGATGGACTAAAGGAATGTATAAGGGTGGCTTTCATGTTGTTAGTTTTCAAATGAAGAAAAGAATACCAATTGGAAGAGGTGGTATGATATTGACAGATAATAAAGAAGCTGCAGATTGGTTTAGAAAAATGTCTTATGATGGAAGAGACTTAACAATTAGTTATATGGATGATAACTTTGAAGAATTGGGATATCATTATTATATGACACCAGAAGATGCTGCAAGAGGAATTATCCTCATGGATCAAGTTCCAACAAAAAATCTTGATAGTGGTAATAATAGAACATATAGTGATTTATCAGAAAAAGGAGTATTTGGATGAAAGCATTAATTACAGGAATAGGTGGACAAGATGGAAGTTATCTTGCAGAAATATTATTAGACCGAGGTTACGAAGTTCATGGAATAATAAGAAGACAAAGTACTCCAGAGAGTCAAAGTACAAGATACGAACATATTAATAGTAAAATAACAACACACTATGGTGATCTATTAGATGAACATTCATTATATAATATTATAACTCAAGTACAGCCATTAGAGATCTATAATCTAGGTGCTATGAGTCATGTTAGAATTAGTTTTGATGTTCCTTCTTTTACATTAAAGACAAATGCTCTTGGAGTGTTAAATATGTTAGAGGCAACTAGAATATGTTGTCCTGGTGCTAAGTTTTATCAAGCAAGTAGTAGTGAGATGTTTGGTAATAGTGTTGATGAAGATGGATTTCAAAGAATGACTACTCCTATGAATCCTGTAAGTCCATATGGATGTGCAAAAGTTTTAGGATATAATTTAGTTAATCATTATAGAAATGCCTATAAGATGTTTGCAGTAAATGGAATTTTATTTAATCACGAAAGTCCAAGAAGAGGTTCAAATTTTGTTACAAATAAAGTTGTTAAAAGAGCTGTAGAGATTTCAATGAAAATGAAAGATAAACTTGTTTTAGGTAATATGGATAGTAAAAGAGATTGGGGTCATAGTAAAGATTATATGAAAGCAATCCATAAAATGATGCATCAAGAAGAACCAAGGAATTGGATTATTGCAACAGGTAAAAGTCATAGTGTTAGAGACTTAGTAAATTATGTATTTGAAAAACTAAATTTGGATCCATCTGAATATGTTTCTCAAGATCCAAAATTTATGAGACCAGAAGAACTTAAATATCTTTGTGGTGATAGTAGTGAAACAAGAAAGATATTAAAATGGGAACCAGAGTATACATTTGAAACTATGTTAGATGAAATGATTGAAGAATGGCAACGTACTCTTAATGTTAGAAACGATCAAATAGCAGGTGTAGAATGTACAGATTAACAGATAAGACATTAAGACAAAAGACGATACCATTTAATTTTGAAAATGCAGACATAGATCCAAAAGAGTTATATGAAAATATGGCTGACACTATGATTAAAAATAAAGGTATGGGGTTGTCAGCTAATCAAGTTGGATTCAATTATAGAATGTTTGTATTTGGTAATCCCGGAGCACGAGAAAGTATTGTTGGTATATTTAATCCATTAATCGTTGACTATAGTTCTGGGTTGTGTATAATGGAAGAAGGTTGTTTATCATATCCTGGTTTATTTGTAAAGATAAAGAGACCTGAGGAGATAAGAGTCAGGGTAACAGATTGGCAACGTAATATTGATACGTTTAAGTTAACTGGAGTTTCAGCGAGAATATTTCAGCATGAGTTTGATCATATGGAGGGTATAACTTTTCATAGTAGAGCATCAAAACTACATCTGGATCAAGCTAAGACTCAAAAGAAAAAATTAGATAGACTGAGAAGAAAGAATGCTAAAAGAACATCTGTATAGTGAAATATTTCATAGTATACAAGGAGAGGGTTTCTATACTGGATATCCTACTATGTGGTTAAGATTGTGGGCTTGCAATTTACAATGTAGTGGTTTTGGTCAAAAGGAACCTACTAAACCTGAAACATATGAACTTCCATATAAAGATTTGGATCCGAGTAAGTATAATAGATTAGAAGACTTCCCAGTATTTAAATTTGGATGTGATAGTAGTTATAGTTGGTCAAAGAAGTTTAAACATCTAAATCATAAAGGAACATCAAAAGAGATTTATGATAAGATTATTGAGTTTATGATGAAAGATAGTCCTAACCATCATGGAATGGTTAAAGATAATCATATGTGTTTTACAGGTGGAGAACCAATGTTAAAACATAACCAAGATGCTATTGTAGATGTGATGAGAGAATTTATGGGACAAAGAAATATTCCACCAAGTATAACTATTGAAACCAATGGTACACAAGATTTAGATTGTACAGGTGGTGAATTTATTAGTATGGTAGATGATTATGTTGATAGTTATAATGGTGAGTTATTTTGGAGTTTAAGTCCAAAACTACATACTGTATCAGGAGAAACTAATGAGAAAGCTATTAAACCAGATGTTGTAGAAAACTATTGGGACCTAAGTAAGAGGGGGCAGCTAAAATTTGTTGCTAATGGTACAAAAGAATGTTGGGAGGAAATAGAATATGTTATTAAACTTTTCCGTGCTCGTGGGATTAATTATCCTATTTGGATACAACCTGTCGGTGCTGATCTTGAAGCTGCGCAAGCCGAAACGACAGGACAGGTCGCTACCCAAGCTCTAAAGCGAGGGTATAAAGTTTCAGCTAGGGTTCACACTTATCTATGGGGGAATGCGATTGGCGTATAGACTCAGGAATAAAAGAGGCAATGTCAATGTTTCTAAACCTACCAAACTCAACAATAGTTTTAATTCTATGACAGTTGGCACAAACAAGTTGACATTTATCAATTTCTTGAAGAACTCTATCCCAGGCATATCCACCTTGAATAGCAGTAGCAGGCGTGAAATCCTTAGTGCTAGGATCAATGTGATCAAAGTCAAGACAAAGTGGATTCTTATTTCCACAAAAGATACAGCCGTCGGAATTCTTTTTAAGATTAAAAATATAATCTCTTCTTTTATCACGAGATCGTTGTTGAGCATTAAGACCAATGTTTCTGTACTTATCAGGAGTCTTTGCTCTAGTCTTACAAGACTTTATACCAGTTTTAGCAACCATGTGTTTATCCTTTTTCTTATGGGTTATGCATATATTTATAACGTAGGTAAGAAATAATGTCTAAGTATCCAAAGAAATATATGAGTTGGGATGATATAGATCGACATGCGTTCTATATTGTTAAACAAATGAAAGAAGATGGATTTAAACCTGATATGATAATTGGATTAGCTAGAGGAGGATTACCACCAGCTGTATTGTTATCTAATCATTTAAGTATTCCTTTATTAACTGTAGATATTAGTTTTAGAGATGGGATGGTTGCAAGTAGTCCATGGCCAGCAATAAAGAAAAAATTAACTTACTTAGTACTTGATGATATCAATGATAGTGGAAAAACGTTTGACTACATAAATACGTATTTAACAACAAGAAATATTACATTTAAGACGGCTGCTATAATTAGTAAGAAAAGTTCTAAATTTACTGTTGACTATGAGGGTCAGATGCAGTACAATGATTCATGGATAGTATATCCGTGGGAACGAGTAAATTATGAATAGTAGATATAGTAGTACTAAAACGTACGGACATAATGTAGGACTATCTTGTGCATTTAGACAACCTAGAGCATTTCATAGTCACTGTAAGTATATACATGGATACAGTTTATCTTTTAAGTTTGTATTTGCATGTAAAGAATTAGACGATAAGAATTGGGTTGTGGATTTTGGAGATCTTAAAGACTTGAAGCAATGGCTACAAGAAACTTTTGATCACAAGTTAGCAGTAGATGTAGAAGATCCACAAGCTGATCATTTAAAAATGTTACAAGACTCAGGACTTGCACAGATCGTATTTATGGACGGTGTAGGTTGTGAGAAGTTTGCAGAGCATGCCTTTGACCATGCCAACAGTTTAATTAATAAAAAGACTGATGGTAGATGTTGGGTTGAGTCATGTGAAGTAAGTGAACATGGTGGCAATAGCGCAATAGTAAAGGAGGAGTAAAATGCACCCAAGTTATAAATGTGATCCTACACTAGGAAAAGAAGTAAAAGCATATCTGGAACAGTTAGGTTTAGAAACACCTATGACCGAAACAGTCCATAGACCAGCTCAAGAAAAGATAACAGCAATAGCTGATAGCTTTAGTGATATAATGATAGAGCTAGGTTTAGACTTACAAGATGATTCATTGATGGATACACCAAATCGTGTAGCTAAGATGTTTGTGAATGAAATATTTTATGGATTAGATTACAGTAACTTTCCAAAATGTACTGCAATAGATAATAAGATGAAGACAAGTGGTTCGTTCTTATTAGAGAAGAATATTAATGTTCAATCTAATTGTGAACATCATTTTGTTGTGATAGATGGTTTGGCTACAGTAGCTTACATAGCTGATAAAAAACTTTTAGGTTTATCTAAGTTGAATAGAATTGTTCAATTCTTTGCTAAGAGACCTCAAGTTCAAGAAAGATTAACAGAACAGATTAGAGCTACTATTCAGTTTGTTGCTCAAACTAAAGATGTAGCAGTTTATGTTGATGCTCAGCATTATTGTGTAAAAAGTAGAGGTATTCAAGACCAGAACAGTAGTACTGTTACATTATCTGTTGGTGGTATATTTGCTGATGAAGTATCTGATATAAGAAGAGAATTCTTAAACTTAGCAAGGAGTGCTTAAGTTTATGAAAAAGAATCTCCTTAATACATTCAATTTTTATTATGATCTCAGTCGTACTGTGATGAATGTATGGAGAGCAACTACAGGACGTGACCTCACTCCTCTCTCACTCGCAAAGTTGCGTCCTGTAGTATTTATTAAATAGTAACATTATGTGTGGGTGGTATTTTGATATGGAAGAGTTACTTGAGGAGACACAAAGAGAGGACTATATTATGAAAATAAAAACTAAGATTAAAGTATTAGAAGATGAAATAAAAGTCATCAAGAAAAGAATTGAACCACAAGATTGTGGTCATCTTCATACAACTGTTGGTGTTTTAGAACATAGAATAAAAGAACTTAAAGCAGCAATATGAGTGAACGTGAATCATATGATAGCTTCCTCAAATCTGTAGCAAAAGAACAAGACAGAGATATTATATTAAGAAAAGTGAATAGAAGTATTTGGGTTACTTTTCAAAGAGAAGGTATTCATAAGTATCCTGATGCTCCTGAAGAAGTATCTTTTCTAAGAAATGATCATAGACATATCTTTCACTTTAAAGTGCAGATTGAAGTGTATGATAACGATAGAGATATAGAATTCTTTATCTTGAAGAGGTGGTTAGAGAGTTTGTATAATGAGGATGTATTACAGTTAGATTATAAGAGCTGTGAGATGATGGCTGATGATCTTGCAAAGAAAATAAAAGATAAATACTTAGACAGATGGCTTGCTATTGATGTGAGCGAAGATAACGAGAACGGATGTCATATTGAATATCCAAAGGAGTATTAATGAAAAGTTTTAAAGAACATATAGTAGAAGCACCTGATCATAAAGCAATGAGAGATTTTACAAGACATCATGTTTTAAATACAACACAAACTCATCCAGCTATTAAAAAGAAGTTTATAAAGAAGTTTGGTGCACAGCATGTAAAACATTTTGACAATCATGTCAGTAATCTCGTAGATGAGTATGACCCAGAATTAAATGAAGCCACTGACGACTTAATAAAAAAAAAACTAAAGTTGGCGAAGGCTAAGTCAAAAAGACTTGGTAGAGATCCTAAAGTTTCTTTTATGGATCCACAGACTAAAAAAGTAGTCTCTGGAAACTATGAAGGTAATATTGCCATGCATGGACACAGTTATGCTAAGATCCAAGTGCCTGGTCAAAAATCAATGTCCACAGTTCCATTTCATTTGATAAAAACTGTAATCTCGTAAGTCTTTGTTGACTTATTAACTTGAAAGGTATATTATGAAGAGTATGCATAAGACACATTTTTGTCATATTAGTCCAGTAAACTATCTACANTTAACAAAAGGAAGAGATGTTCATTTAACTCTTGCTCATCTTATTGATGAAAACCCTGAGTATGTAGAATTCTATAAAAAAGAAAAAGCTAATGGATCCACTATCATTATGGATAACAGTGCTTTTGAATTTACACAGCAAGGCAAAGGCTATATGTCTGGAAAAGATATATTAGAGTATGCTAAAAGAATTAATGCTGACTATGCTGTAATGACAGACTATCCTGGTGAAGAGTCAGGTAAAACTATTGAAGCAGCAAAAGAGCAAAGTGAATTATTCCATAAAGCAGGAATTAAAACTTTCTTTGTTCCTCAAGGATTAAAAAATAATAGAAAAGATTATATTGAATGCTTTAAGTGGGCAACAGATAATGAACATATAGTTGATTATATTGGAATGAGTATTCTAGCTGTTCCGAATGCTTATGGTATAGAACCTTTTGGACACGAACCATCATTACATAGATTTACTGCAAGATTACATATGATGTATCTTTTAGCAGAGAACCAATGTCTAAGTGCTATTCAAGCTAAAGGACAAAAACTTCATCTGTTAGGAATGGTTGATGGTCCTAACGAAATACAATTTATGTCTCCATTCAAAAGATATATTGATAGTTGGGATAGTAGTAGTGCTATATGGCATGGATTAAATGGATATGGCTTTGATGATACTCCTGGTGGATTATTACATGGAAAGTTTCATATGCCTGTTGACTTTAATCATAAAATAGAGCAAGATAAAGAAGATAATGATTTTTTTATGAAACTAGCAAAAGAAAACATGGATTACATTGACAGATTAGTTTATGCATATCTATGGGGTCTTATGCCAAAATATGAGAGAGATATAATAAGTGAAGTCGCCTAATTTTAAATACAACGAAGATAATCTACTAGATGATGTTTTTGAATATGTTAAGAGTACATATGGACAACATTATGTTGGTAATAAAGAAATACAAACATTAGATGTTTGGGAAAGCATGGACATAGCTGAAGATATGTGCTTAGGTACTATTGTTAAATATGCTATGAGATATGGGAAGAAAGATGGTAAGAATAAAAAAGACTTACTAAAAATTATACATTATGCTATTTTAGCATTACATTATGGAGGACACGGTGAAACATATACTGAGCAAAGATAACGATTGTGATTTAACAAACGTATCAAAATACGACAGCCAACCTAATGCTGTTGATCTAAGAGTTAGTAAAATATTTAGTATGGACGGTCAGTTTCTTATTAGTGAAAATAAGAAAGTGCACAGGGCTACAACAGAGATTGAACCTGATGAAAAAGGTTGGTGGTCTCTTGAACCAGGAGTCTATGAAATAGTAATGGAAAATATAGTCAGCGTTGGTGAAGGATATGCTGGCTTTGTTATAACGAGATCAACTCTTAATAGAAATGGTGTGTTTATTACAAGTGGTTTATACGATAGTGGATACCATGGAATAATGGCTGGAGCATTGCATGTAAGAGGTGGTAAAACATATATTAAAGAAAGAACCAGAGTTGGACAGTTTATAATGTTTGAAGCAGAAACTTTATCATTATATGATGGTAGCTATGGTATTGATAAACAACATGATAAAAAATATGGAGAAGTAAAAAGTGGAAATTAGTATTGATATAAACGAACTTAAAACTAGAAAGATATTTGTTGCAACTCCTATGTATGGAGGAATGTGTGGTGGACAGTATTGTAAATCAACAGCAGACTTAGCATCTTTAGGAACACGATATGGGATTGATATATCTTTCTTTTATTTATTCAACGAAAGTTTAATTACAAGAGCAAGAAACTATCTTGTTGATGAATTCCTAAGATCTGATAAAACACATTTAATGTTTATTGATAGTGATATTGGTTTTGATCCTCAAGATGTATTAGCATTGGCTGCTTTAGCTGATCCTAAAAGTGATAAAGATATCGTATGTGGTCCTTATCCTAAGAAAACTATATCTTGGGAAAAGATTAAAAGAGCTGTTGATAGAGGCTTTGCTGATGAGGATCCTAACAAGTTAGAAAAATATGTAGGTGATTATGTATTTAATCCTGTTGAAGGTGTAACTGAGATTAAGGTTAACGAGCCAGCAGAAGTGTTAGAAGGTGGTACTGGATTTATGATGGTACGAAGAGATGCATTTGAAAAGTATGCTAAGGCATATCCTGATCTGTCTTATAAACCTGATCATATAAGGACTAAACATTTTGATGGATCAAGAGAGATTTTAGCTTACTTTGATACAGTTATATGTCCTGATAGTAAAAGATATCTTTCAGAAGATTATATGTTTTGTCAGTGGGCAAGAAAGATTGGATTAAAGATCTGGATGTGTCCTTGGATGAAACTATCACATCAAGGTGCTTATATGTTTGGTGGAAGTCTTATGGACTTGGCTCAAATTGGAGCAGCTGCTACAGCTAATCCTGAGGAAATTACACCTAAGAAGTTAGCACCTAGCAATCCTAAAAGTGCTATGCAAACCTAAGTAAAAGTGATATTATATTATGAAATTAAGTGATGAAACAGTCAAAGTTCTAAAGAACTTTACTACAATAAACCAGTCGTTATTATTCTCGGCTGGCAATACAATAAAGACAATGAGTGCACAGAAGACTGTGATATCAAAAGTCAAGTTACAGGAGTCTTTTCCTTTTGAGTTTGGTATCTATGATCTTAACCAATTCATTGGAGTACTTAGTCTATTCAAAGAACCTGAATTAGACTTTGAAGAAAAATATGTTACAATAAAAGATAGTAGTGTATCAAGTAATTATTTTTACACAAGTAAAGATATGATCCTTGTTGCTCCTGAGAAAGATTTAGATATGGCGAATCGTCCTGTTACTTTTTCTCTACGTAGTGAGGATATAAAAGGTATAATGCAAGCTGCCAATGTTCTTCAATTACCTGAGATAGTTATTAATGGTGATGGTAAGAATATAACTATGTCAGCTAACGATATTAAAAACACAACTAGTAATAACTTTACCAAGCATGTTGGAGAATCTTCAGCTGAGTTTAACTTAATATTGAAAGTTGAAAACTTAAAGTTATTACAATTAAATTATGATGTAAGTATAAGATTTGAACCTGCAATGGTAGAATTTTCAAGTTCAGATCAAGAGATAAAATACTGGGTTGCCGGTGAACATGGATCTGTATACAATGGTGAATAGTTATGACAAAAGAATTTCTATGGGTTGAGAAGTATAGACCTCTTCAGATATCTGAAGCTATACTTCCTAAACAATTAAGCAAAACTTTCTCTGAGTTTGTAGAGAAAGGTATTCCAAATTTATTACTTTGTGGTGGACCAGGTGTTGGTAAGACAACTGTTGCACGAGCAATGTTACAAGAAACTAAAAGTGATTATATTATTATCAATGGAAGTATGAATGGTAATATTGATACACTTCGTAATGAGATTAAAAGTTATGCAAGTACTGTTTCATTACAAGGTGGAAGAAAGTTTGTTATATTAGATGAAGCTGATTATCTAAATCCTCAAAGTACTCAACCTGCATTAAGAAACTTTATGGAAGAGTTTAGTAAGAACTGTGGGTTTATCTTAACTGCTAATTATAAAAATAGAATTATAGAACCATTACATAGTAGATGTAGTACTATAGAATTCAATATATCTAAAGAAGAAAAACCTGTATTAGCTAAACAGTTTCTAGCTAGAGCTAAGAATATTCTTAAACAAGAGAATATTAAATTTAACGATAAAGTTTTAGCTGAGTTAATTATTAAACATTTTCCTGATTGGAGAAGAGTGTTAAATGAATTACAAAGATATAGTGGTAGTGGTGAAATAGATAGTGGAATCTTAGTACAGCTAAGTGATAGCTCATTTAATACTTTAATAAAAAACTTGAAGAATAAAGAATTTAATTCAATGCGAAAATGGGTAGCACAGAATATGGATAATGATCCTACTACAATTTATCGTAAATTATATGATACTTGTAATAGTAATATGAAAGAACAATCAATACCAATGTTAGTAACAACGATAGCAGACTATCAATATAAAAGTGCTTTTGTTGCTGATCAAGAAATAAACCTTGTGGCATGCTTGACACAAATAATGATAGAAAGTGAATTTAAATAATGGTAAAAAGACTTACATCTACAGGCTACGAACCAACCTTCAAAAGAACTTCTATTGGTAGAAGAAGTAATACTACAAAGACATCTACCATGAATAAAAGTAAAAGAAGATCATTTAAAAAGTATAGAGGACAAGGCAAATGAGTCCTTTTGAATATATTAATAGTATTACATATAAGAAAGATTTGGTAATGGATACTCCTTTGAAAGAGAGTTTGTATAATCCATTTTTAACTAATAAGAGTTTATCTCAGTTTATTGATTGTGCTTTATTAGCTAATGAAATGAATATGAGACATCAAGCTGATCATAAGCTGCAATATGATTATTTGATAAATAAAGTTAGACCACGAAAAAGATTTAAGAAGTGGGATAAAAAAATAGATAATGATGATTTGGAGATCGTTAAAGAATATTATGAATATAGCAACGAAAAGGCAAAGTCTGCCCTCCCATTATTGTCAAAACAACAATTAGAAATTATTAGAAATAAAATAACTAAAGGTGGTGTGAAATGACAATTGACACAGACAAGATGATAGAGGTTAAGTTAAGACAAACGGATGACTTTTTAAAGATTCGTGAGACTTTAACTCGTATAGGTGTTGCATCAAGAAAAGATAAGACTCTATATCAATCATGTCACATATTGCATAAACAAGGAAGATATTACATAGTTCATTTTAAAGAATTATTTGCATTAGATGGAAAGCCTTCAAACTTTTCAGATAACGATATCTCAAGAAGAAATACAATAGCAAATTTATTAGCTGAATGGGGTTTATTAGAATTGGTAATACCAGATCTATCTAAAGATCCTATTGCTCCTATAAGTCAGATTAAAGTTTTACCATTCAAAGAAAAAGATGAATGGAACTTAACTGCAAAGTATAATATTGGAAAACCAAACCAAAAGAACGGTGAAAAGGAGACAACTGAAAGTGACGAAACTTAACATAACTGGAGTACATAAAGGAGAAGAACATAAAGGAGAATTTTCTTTAGGTTCGGATCCAAAATTACAATCTAATGGTACCTATGCAAAAAGTCAAGGTGGTACTGAAAGAATGTATAATAGATTAATTGAAGAGTTACCAGAAGAGACTACTAAAGAGTTTCAAATTATTTGTAGTAGAGTAAGAGAATTAGAAGATAAGAAAAGGATTCTTTGGCTACATGATTTATGGAATGATCCAGAAGCTAATCATTTGAAAGATGATGAGTCTCTAGCAAAGTTTACAAAGCTGGTGTTTGTTAGTAATTATCAAATGCAAACTTATCACTTAGGTTTAGGTGTACCATACGATAAAGGTATTGTAATGAAAAATGCAATTGATCCAATACCTGGAAATTTAATTAATAAACCAGATCCAAAAGAACAAATTAATTTAATATATCATACAACTCCTCACAGAGGATTAGAATTACTTATTCCAACATTTGAACATCTTTGTACATTACATGATAACTTACATTTAGATGTTTATAGTAGTTTCAAAATTTATGGTTGGGCTCATAGAGATCAACAATATCAAGCTCTAATTGATAAATGTAAAGAACATCCAAAGATAACTTATCATGGTACACAACCGCATGATGAAGTTGTAAAAGGATTGGGCAAAGCTCATATATTTGCATTTCCAAGTATTTGGGTTGAAACAAGTTGTATAGCAGCAATAGAAGCTATGAGTGCAAGATGTATAACAGTTTGTTCTAACCTTGGAGCATTGCCAGAAACATGCGCAAACTTTGCAAGCATGTATCAATTTACAGAACAACCACAAACACATATTAATCGTTTTGCTACTATTATGAACAATACAATTAATATGCTCAAGCAAGATAATGGTTGGACAAGTCAATTACAAGTTCAGAAGAATTATTTTGATAATTTTTACAATTGGGAGTTCAGAGCTAAAGAATGGAGCTTACTCCTTGATGGATTAAAAAAGAATGTTGCATAAGCATTTAATTGTTACAGGACATTTTGATACAGTAAATCCTTTACTATGGCCTTGGCCAAAACTACAAGATTTAAATGATGAATTATTAAAGGAACTTGATATGAAGATATTAAGTGGTCCTCATATAGCTCGTTGTGATGATGAAGGTAATGAAGGATTTACTATGATGACAGCTATAACAACAAGCCATATAATATTACATACTTGGGATACTGAAGATTTTCAGCTTGACATTTATAGTTGTAAAGAGTATAATGTAAAGACAGTTTTAGAAGTTTTAAAAAAACATAATTTTTATAGCAAGAAGGAACAGTTAATTGACAGACCATTTATTAAAAGAGACAGTTGATCATATAGACTTTACTAAGTTTAATGTTACACCAATGGTTGATCAAATGAGATCAACTTCATTCACATCAAGAGAAATATACAACGCTTGCCAGCTATATAAAACAATGTTAGAAGATAGTAACCTAACAATTATTCTAACTATAGCAGGTTCAACACAAGCTGCAGGATGTTTACAATTATATAGAGACTTAGTAAAATATAATATGGTTGATATTATAGTAGCTACAGGTGCATCTATTATTGATATGGATTTATTTGAAAGTCTTGGAAATAGACATTATATTGGATCCAGTAAAGCTGATGATAATGTATTAAGAGATAATCATGTTGATAGAATCTATGACACATATATTGCAGAAGATGGTTTAAAATTAGTTGATAGTTATATTGCAGAGTTTGCAAATAAACATTGTGCAGTTAAACCACAAAGTTCAAGAGAATTTTTAAATGAGTTAGGTTTTTTAGAAAGAACCAATGCAAGTTTAGTACAAGAATGTTTTAAACAAGATGTACCAATATTCTGTCCTGCATTAAATGATAGTGCAGCTGGAATTGGTTTAATGATGCATCAAACAGATAATCCAACAGATCATGTTATTATTGATAGTATAAAGGATTTAAGAGAATTAACTTATCTAAAAGTAGAATCTCCTAGCACTGGACTGTTTATGGTTGGTGGTGGAGTACCTAAAAACTTTGCTCAAGATATAGTTGTTTCAGCTGATGCTATTGGTCATAGAGTACCAATGCACGAGTATGCTATACAACTAACTGTTGCAGATGTTAGAGATGGAGCTTGTTCAAGTTCTACTTTAGATGAAGCGTGTTCATGGGGAAAGGTTGATCCTTCTAACACACAAATGGTTTATGGTGAAGCAACAAGTACTTTACCTATCATAGCAAATTATGCTTACAATAATGCTAATTTAAAAAATAGAACAGTTAGGAAATTACATGAACTTTTTAGGACTTAAAAAATCACAATATAAAGATTGCAATGTTCTTGTAATACCTTATGGTCACGAGAAAGGTGTTTCTTATGGTAGAGGAACAAAAGATGGACCAAGAGCTGTTATCAAAGCAAGCTATCAAGTAGAAACATATCACGAACACGGAAGAGGTTTTCCAGAAGATAGATCTGAGGGTATGAATATCCATACTTTTACAGGTTTGTTCTCAAAGCAATGGCAAATGCATTTACCTGAATTAGAAGAGATGATCAGGTTGGGTAAACAAAATGGAAGATTTATTTTAACAATAGGTGGAGACCATAGTATTACACCAGCAGCAGTTAAACCACATTTAGAAGATTATCCAGATTTGGAGATAGTACAGTTTGATGCACATTGTGATCTTAGAGAAACATATGAAAACTCAAAAGAAAGTCATGCATGTGCAATGAGAAGATGTCTTGAAATAGATGATAATATAAAACTTCATCAATATGGTATAAGAAATAAGAGTAGAGAAGAATGTGATTACATAGAAGATAATACAGATAGAATTCAATGTCATACAACTCTGACAAAAGATAGTTATAAAGGAAGTTTACCAACAGGAAAAAACATATATCTTACATTTGATGTAGATGCTTTTGATCTTTCTTTAATGCCAGCAACAGGAACACCAGAACCTGGTGGTTTAATGTGGGATGAAACAATTACATTATTATATCATTTGATAACAGAAAACAATGTAGTAGCTGCAGATGTAGTGGAATTTGCACCAATTAAAGGTATGCACGCGTATGATTTCCTAGTTGCAAAGCTATGCTACAAGATATTAGAATATAAATTTTATCAAAGTTTTTAAACCCTTGATTTTAAAGGAATGTTTTTTCCTATCTACTGTTGTCATTATATCGAAAGTATAGGATAATTAATATAATGAGAGATGATATTAATTAAATAATAAGGAGTGAGAAATATGATCAATTATATAACTAAAAATGAATATACTGGAAAGAACTATGATATCCTAGGTTCTGAAGGTTATGACGAATCTTGTTACTTTGTAACTTTTAAACAAGCTATTAAATATCTTGAAGGAGTATCTGGAAAGACTATGAAAGGTCTTACTAAGGCTGCTACATTGTACAGATATAGATCTGAAGTTGATAAAGAGACTGGTAAATCAGAACTTAAACCTATCCCTTTTTCAGTTTTTGATCTTGACGATATTGCTAAGAAACTTGGAAAGAAACCTTCTATTAAGGAGGTCAAGTAATGAAAAAAGTTTTGACTAGTAAAGAACTTGCTATTGAAAATCTTGAAATGATCGTTGGATATATGAAAGATAAAAAAGCTGGACCTAATTCATATTTAGAGCATTATGCTGATATGATCGAGATGGAACTTAGGAGATTAAAATGAATATTTTATTTTATGCAATAGGTTTTTTATTCGCAATAGCAACTGCAGGAGCTGTAGATGGAGATGCATCTATATTAACTGTTGCCCTTTGCTCAATAGTGGGTATAATAAGTTTTATAATCGGATTTTTAACAACAGAGAAGGAGTAAATTATGAAAATTTCAAATGCATTAAAAGGACTATGTCGTGAGTACAGAGTTATGGAAACTAGAGGTACTATGAAAGAACTTGATGAGTTGGAAGATTTGATCACTAGAATGGCTGAGATGGAAGGTTGTGATATGATTGATGCAATGGAGGAGTCTCTATAATGAATATATTTAAAAAATTATTAAAGTTAATTATAAGTGAACCAAGAAAAAAATTAACTAAGAAAGAAGAATCGCAAGCAGTCCAAGCAAGACTGTTTGCTAATAGTAATGCAATAGACAGGAGATAATTATGGATTTATTTACCTGTATGGCTTTAGGATTCATGGTCGCCCTTGCTTATGCAATTGGCGAGCATGTTGGTAAAGAAAGAAGGCTTCCTGAAATAACCGAAGTTGTTTTGAAGAATCTTGAGAAAGATGGTGTCATAAAAGTTATTGGTGACGAAGTTGTTCCAGGAGATAAAAAATAGTTGA